CTTATCACTTATATTATTAGTCTTATATTTAATATAACATTCTTGTATCCGTATCGAGCAATCATTACTATGTATGAGCAATCATTACCATGTACGATCACTCTAAATTATTTTAATCAACTCTAATAAATCCGGACCAAGTCCGCGGCCACAGTTATCCCACCTTAAAACATCAACTCATTCTAAATATTTCAACTATTGTGGTTTAAATTAAGCCAAATCCTGAATTATTCAACTCTTGTGGTGGTCAAAACGTAGACCTAGTCCTCAAAATCATTAATCAATTAACTTAAACCTAAACACTTTTTTTCTTCATCCACACTTGGTGAAGAAAAAAAGTTCAATTTCCCACCTATCCTCAACATGTGTCCAATATTTTAACTTTATTAATCAATTATTATGACTTTATTATCCGTTAAGGTCTGTTTAATATTTTTTGAACACTCTTTATCCGTTAAGGTCTATCACTACCCGACAGGTCTATCCTAAAATATTCGAATAATCCCAACATTTAGGTCACTTTAATGTATTAGAGTAGACACTAACGGGTATTAATGTCAAAAAATATGGTAAAGAGTACCCGTTAAGGTCTGCACTCAACGGTTGATGTAGGTTAAAATATGGTAACCAACTAAAATATTTATGACAGACTCTAAAATAGACCATGTTTCACATTATAATATATAACCACAAGAGTATAAAGGTATTAAATGGTCGACTTTGTACCATGACTAGGTATAAAGTGTAACCACCACAAGACAAAAGAAGTATTAAAACCACATTAATTTAACAATTTTCCACAGAACAGGCTATCATGTTCAACTATTCCTCTTATCTTTGACCTATTAACTAACATTAACTAATATTTAAACACAAAATATGATATTATTAGAACTAACAACTCTTACATACCCATCAGGGGCCGGCAAAATGGGTCTTCCCGTAACAGAAGACGATGTAATAAGAGTAAAGACTTTCATTTATCATGATAGTATAAGCTACTTTAAGGAAAATCCTGATAACGACAGGTTAACCAACATTTATATGACAGGTGGTCATGTAGTAACAGCTGATTTACCTGCTGAAGATTTATTAAGACACCTAGCTAAACTAAGTCAAAAACAACCATACGATGAATAATGTAAAGTATCGCAAAACAAGTAAAACGGTCAACTACGGAAAATACGAAGAGGTTGAAAACACTGACGGTTTTATTGTACCAAAGGTAATTAAGTCAATAGATTTGGCTACTTTCTATACTCTTTATATTAAATTGAATAATGTAATCGGGACAAGACGAATGGGTGAAGACGAAATTGAGACGACGTTGGCGCCAGCACCGATAGAATTATTGGTACATTTGATGATGAAGGATGAAAACTTCACTATTGTATTCCGCAATAAAGATGCATCACTAATTAATTTGGGTAAAGAATTAAATAAGACAGCATCTAGTATATACGCTACCTTGAGCAAATTACGTAAGACTGGTTACATTATAGTGGATGAAGATTCTATGTTTGTATTAAACCATGAGTTGCGTGATCTAGTAAGTATGGTGCGTAAACATATCCGGGAAGGTAAGCCGTTACTATTTGACTACATTTTTAAATTCTGTGTAGAGAATAAATGAAAAGAAAAAAAGACGATTTAATGATGCAAGTCATATCCGAAGTGGCCCGGGACCTTAATCTTAGTGATGGAAAAGTGCAATATTGTGTTGATCACTTTTTTATATGGTTAAGAGATGAACTGGTCCAAATGGAAAAGATGGAGTATAAAATACGTGGGTTTGGTACCTTTAAAGTACTACCTAAAAAGATAAAAAAAGAACAACTAAAACAATTAACTAACAAAACTGAAAACAATGTCAAGCAAGAGAAACAGACCGACAAAAACGAGAATACGTAAACCAAGTTCATTTGTTGATAACCATAAAAGAATGGAGAACGAGGATACTCGTCGTGAACAAATAGAACGTATTTTAGATAGTCAACGATTTGTTGATAAATGGAATACGTTATATGTAGGTAAACTGGGTATGGACCATGAACTATTGGAAGAGCACTTCAAGAATATTCAATTAGAAACAGGTTTGGTTATCCAAATGTTTATGGAAAATCCCATTAAAGAGATAGCCCGCAATGCAGATACAGGGGAGGTAATACATTTGTATTCTGAGATACGTCAAATTGATGCACGTCATCAAATTACGGATAAACCTCACTGGGTACCTACACCTTTCCCGGTTATTGATAAAGGAGTTATTATGGCTATAGCACCTCAAACATTAGTATGGTACCATGAATTGAAAGAGAAGTTGACCAAATATGATAGCGCAGCCGCGGCACGGATGGTGATTCCTAAAGTGGGAGATATAGTTTATACGAAACATTTCTTGTTTAAAGAGAAAAGATATTACCCACATAAACAGGATAAGTGTAAAGATTTGGTGAAGAATCAAATTGAACTTAGACTGAAAGAGTTTGACATGTTATTCTTGATTGACAATTATGATATTGAGTCAATTGTACCATCTGAACAAGCTGAAACAATGTGGGATAATCAAATAGCTATTGAAGATAGATATGTTGATATTAGCCCAGAAGAGTTGACGGAGTCAACAGATTTGACGGAAACAAAAGAGAGTAATGAAATTGAAAGTAATTAATTGGTTTATCCTGATAATAGTCTTACTTAATTCAATGGCTTGTACTACCACACAAGAATTAGAGCAACGTAGATTGAACAATGCTAAAATTAAGATTAAGAGACTTATTGCAAAGTATCCACAATTGGTAAGTGTAACTGATACAAGTTACACTGCCAAGGATACTATTGTTAAGTTGAATACTATATATGTACAGGACTCAGTATACTTAGCTGGTTCTAATAGAATAGATACTATATTTTCCATAACAGAGTTGGATAGTATATATAAAGTGTTAAGTATTATGAGTAAAGAGTTCGATTTTAAAATACAGAATGTGGGCGGCGGACAAGTCCGGGCCACGTATATCGAAAAACCACGTTACATATATGAAACAGATACTGTTAGGTATACCGATACTATATTTAAAGAGAAAACAATAACGGCTAAAACAACCGTAATTGATACCAAGGAATCATTTTGGTGGTCATTGTGGTTTCAAATTAAAGGTTGGATTTGGTTTATTTTAGTAGCGCTTATTATACTGGTTATTTTACGCGTTATTTTTAAATATGTAGGTTGATACCACTTGGGTAGAGATAATCAAAATTTGACCACTTTAAATGAATATAATGAGAATAAATAAATACGACATAACCCTGAAAAATATATGGGCTTACATTCAAGGTAATTCCAGAATGATTGGTGAAAGTTTAGGTATGGATGTATTCAAATCACCTAAACATATCCAGGAGCAAATAATTTGGAGAGAGGTTATACATAATAAGGATTGTTATAAAGCTGGGGAGTGTATATATCCTTTAGATAATCCATGCCACTGTAAAGTACCTGATAAGTTATATTCCGACAAAGAATGTGAAGGAGGTTGTTACCCACAGATTATGGATGAAACAACTTGGGATAAGTTTAAGAACATTTGTGGTAGACGTAAAATTAATATCTTTGTAGATAAATTTGACTGGGATGTAATTTTGAGTGATATTAATATTTTGGATGAATCCTACTTTTCGAGTGTGATCGATACGGGTAGAATGTCAGTTAATTTGGGTAATGTCAAAGAAGATGGTGTACTAACTCATTCATTTGAGTTCTTTAATCCTGATGATACACCTTTAGTTATTAACTCAGTTAATCCATCATGTGGGTGTTGTTCAGTTAATATACCAGAGCCGATTGAAAAAGACCACTATGGTAAAATGAAATGTATAATCAAACCAGAAGGATTAGAGAAAGGAGATCATGAGGTTTGGATAACGGTTAGATATAACGACATAAAACGAATCAACTTAAAGTTAAATTACACGATTAAATAATGGAACAACAAATAATTAAAATGATGAAAGGTAACCCATCTGTGTTTGGTGGGCAATTGATGCAAGTACTGACAGAATCTGGAGTACAGAGTCACGTATGGCATTTACAAACTAAGTCGTATGAACAACACATGGCGCTTAACAATTACTATAGTTCTATACCAGAACATATTGACACTATTATAGAGATATACCAAGGATTACATGGAGTACGAATTACAGGTAATATGGATATAAAAATTGATAGTACTTGGGCCGAAAACAAACCAGCTGAATACTTTAAGAACTTGAGAACTAAATTAGAAACAATGTACAATAATGAGAATATGAGCCATGGTAGTTTGAAGAATTTGATGGATGGTATTATTGAGTTAGTAGCTAAGACAAGTTATTTATTAACATTGAAATAAATTATATAAACAAATGAATCAGAATAATTTTGCAATTATATTTGACAATGGACACGGTGGTGTAATAAACAACGTGTATCAAACAGACCCAAAATTAGGGAAGATGTCACCAGATTGGGATAAAGGAATACTTTATGAAGGTCTAGCAAACAGATGGATTATAGCCAAAGTGATTCAAAAAATGGATTACGCTAGATTACCATACTATCATATATCTCCAGAATTGGAAGATACTTCCTTAAAGCAACGTGCTGATAGAGCCGATGCTATTTATAAATCAAATCCTAATACTTATGGGATTTCTGTACATTTTAACGCTGGTGGTGGTACTGGTTGGGAAATATACACGACGCCGGGGGTAAACAAATCGGACATTATAGGAGCCGAATTTGTTGATGTCTTCAAATCGAATATGCCGATACGTGCTAGATTAGGTGGTACTGGTAAATTGAACGAAGATAAAGAAGCCAACTTTTATATTATACGTGAAACTGATTGTCCGTTTATTTTAATTGAGTGTGCATTTATGGATAATAAAAGCGACTACGATTTAATTTGGGACCACAAGTTTCAAGATTTATTAGCTGAAAACATATTCCAGGGAATACTCAAAGTTAATGAGAAATATGGACAAGGTTTTGATGTAGCTTAAACTTTATAACTATGACTAACTTAGCTGATCGTTTATTCCAAATAGTAGACGATACACCTGTTTATACTCCAGTTTTAATTAATTTGAACTGTTTCAAAGATTTATATTTATTGGATAAATCAGATGATAAACATAAGTATGCACAACATTTATTATTTATATGGTATACTTGTGACCCATCGTCTCCTTATTTTTATTCAGATAATCGAATTGAAGAAGCGGCATTTGAGGTTTATGGTAGTTCCGAAAAAGTAATAACTAAACAATTACGTAAGTGTATGGATGAATACACTAAACGTCAGTCAACACCTATGATACGTGCATTCGAACGAGCCATGGCTATCACTGATCAAAACGAAGCTATTCTAAATAAGAATACTCGACAGTTGGAAGAATGGGAACGGTTGATTTCAGACTGTAATGACTTGCTTAAAACGTTGGGAAAGAACCCAGAAGATATAGCAACTAGAATTGAGTTGTTGGATAGAATAGAGGATTTGGAAGCTAAAAAACTTAAACGTCAATCTGAATTATCTAAGATGATCCCAACGATTAATAAACAAGTTAAAGAATTGTTGGAATTAAAGAAAGAGGTTGATAAGGATAGAATGCAGATTAATAGTGAAGATAATAAGGACGCTATTTCTAATTATATCGTTGATGAATTTATAGATAAATATGTATAAGACAGAAGAAGAGTTGATTGAATTACAACGGTTGTATGATAATGATGAATTGGACCCAACACCAAAAGAAGGGTTAGTCATAAATCCGAAAGTTGCTTATTTAGTACAGGATTCGGATATAGCTAAATCTTTACCGGATGTTCGTGTATTAAAACGAATAGAAGGTGTATTTGGTACATTGAGTAGATTCTCTACTGATTATACACCCGTTGCTAATTTAAATTGGGACTATCTTTATTTTGTAGATTCTGATATATTTAGACCAGCGGCTATTGCATTTGAAAAGAGTAGAGAAGCCGTCAAAGGTACTAAGTTAAAACCATCGTATACACCGTATTTACCTGGTACTAAAGCACATAAACAGTTTTGGGAAACCGAGTTTATTAGGATAGTAAAAGGTTATGAACCAATGGTTGATGGTAAGTTATGTGGTATTAGAATACCTGGGGAGTTCTACTTTTATTTGAATTATGGTTGGATGCAAAAGGTTGAGTTTGACGATAAAGGTGATGTGGTCCGAGATACATCTGGTTTACCTGATTTTTTAGCAATGGACTATTATTATTTTCGTGAACTAGAAGCTCGGGAAAATCCCGGATTGTTTGGATTACCAACAACTTATAAACAATCCTTATCGGTTACTAAGTCACGTCGTGCGGGTTTCTCGTACAAGGCGGGTGCTGGAGCAGTCTGGATTACAGCGTTTAGAAACAAAACTAAAGTTCTTATTGCGTCTGAAACCGGGAGAGATGCTACCTTGTGCTTCCAAAAAGCAATGGACATCATTGACCACTTGAGTAAGAACACTCCATTTGGTCGTAAAAATCCGGGTAGACCTCAAGATAACGGTGGTTGGAAACATATACCGATGAGTAAAACACAAGATAGTGGACACTTTACTTTTGGGTTGATTAATACTAGAACTGGATTACGTGCTGGTAGGATGAGTGAGATTATGACGGCATCGTTGTATAACAAACCTGATGCTGCTAGTGGTGAGGGATTGAGTAGGTTGTATATTGAGGAAGCGGGTAAGATTAATAATCTTGGTGATGCATGGACGTTTTCGCGTGAGTCAATGAGAGTTGGTTCTGTTTATCGTTCGGGGATTGCTATTATATTTGGTACTGGTGGTAGTATGATTGCTGATAGTGGTAAGAAAGGATCGTCGCAAGATTTTGCAAATATCCATGATAGACCCGATTCAGTTGGAGTTGCTTCATTTGAAAACATATATGATTATAAACCAGCTCAACGTCCTTGTGGTTACTTCATATCAGCTATGTGGGCTAACTTTGGTTCTAAAATAACCATTGATGGTAAAACATATATGGGTTTAGATAACAATGGTAATGCATGTTTTTGGGTTGCAGAGTTAGCATTAAACAGAGAGCGTATTAGTAAGAGACCACCTTTAGGTAAGAAGTCAGATTATGAGAAGTTTTTAACACAAAGATGTAAAACTCCGTCGGAAGCTTTCTTGATAACTCAAGGTAGTAGGTTTCAGACTGAAGATTTGATGGAGAGAAAAACGCAGATATTAATAACTCGTGGTGGATTTGAAGCATTAAGAATGCCTGGGGAATTAATCGAAGTTGATGGTCGAATAGAATTTGTACCTAAACCTAATGAAGAGCCTCTCTTAAATATTAGTGGTGACTCTGAATCAGAAGGATGTTTCCTACGGTATGAACCACCACAAAAGATAAAAGGTATAATACCAGACGATGCTTATATAATCTCAGTCGACCCTATTGGTCAGAATACCGATTCAGGTAAATCGTTGACAGCTATTATAGTTTATAAGACTAATAAGTATGAGCATTACCTGGGCCCGGAAAAGATAGTTGGAATATACTACGGACGTAAAAGGATTAACCCACAGGATTATGTGCATCGTTTTCTGTTGAAGTTATCCAAGTATTATAATGCTAAGATAACCGTGGAGAACGATCGAGATGGTGGTATACCGCAATACTTTATCCGTCAAGGTGAAGTAGCTAGGTTAATGGGTCCACCAATTACGACAATGGAAAAGATAATGCCGGGCACCGTTACCAATAAAAGAGCATACGGTCACGCAATGTCTTCAGCCAGACATAAACAGATTGGTGAGGACTTGTTGTACGAATGGTTAGATATGAGAGGCACTAGTACTACTTATTATGATACAGAAGACGGAGAGAAAACAGTAGAAGAAGGGATACGTAATCTTGATAGGTTGGAAGACCAATTACTAATAGATCAACTAATTAATTATGACCGTGATGGTAACTATGACTTAGTATCAGCTATGATGGGGATTGTGGTTCAGTTAAAAGAATGGTACGATCCATTAGA